CATCCTAATGAAGGGAAAGAAGAAGGATGGAAGCTGAACATGTTAGAGCTATAATTACTGAACAGTTTTTATCTGAACGAGAGTCACAAGAAAATACATGGGGTGAACAAATACACCACTCAGATGAACATTGGACTGTAATTCTAGCGGAAGAGTTTGGGGAAGTAGCTAGAGAAGTATACGAAAAAAATACACCTAAGTTGTATAATGAACTTATTCAATGTGGTGCTGTATGTATGGCTTGGGCGGAAGCGATACAAAAAAGAAATATGGAAAGACGAATAGAAAAAGGAGATGATTTACTTTGAAAGAAAATGCAGAATCAATATTTAATGATTTATTAAATGATAAAAAACTTGCTACAAAGCGTGGAGATGATGAAAGTTTTGCTTATGGCAGAATACCTTTTAACATCCCACAGTTAGATAAGATTACAAATGGTGGTATCCCAAGAAAAAGATTTACTCTTTTATTTGGTGGGTGGTCATCTGGTAAGTCTTATATAGCATCACAGTTGTGTAAGTCTGTGCAAGAAGAAGGTGGAGTACCTATGTGGATAGACTTAGAAAAGTCTTGGGACCCAGCATGGATGGAAAAAGTTGGCGTAGATATAACTAAAATACTAGTTGCTGACCCCGCCACTGCAGAAGAATCATTCACAGTTGCACAAAAAGGACTACGAAGTGGTGTAGATTTAATCGTGTTAGATAGTGCTGCAGGTATAATACCAGCAGATATATTTAACAATGATAAAGGAATCGACTATAGTCCCATTGCATGGCAATCAAGAACATGGAATCAAATGTTAATTAGGTTACTCCCAGACCTAACATATGGTAGTTCTTTAGTTGCTATCAACCAGACTAGGGGAGCAATGGGACCAGTCACTGCTATGGAAACTATGCCGGGTGGAGAGGGTCAGAAGTTCTTTTCACACTGTTGCATGCAGGTATCCAAAGGCGGATGGATAAACGAACCAGCTTCATCTACCAATAGAGTAGGGTTTGAAATCAAAGTAAAACTATTGAAAGATAAGTTTGGTGGAGAGAAGTGGGAAGAAGTAGTAGTACCATTCCGTGTTGAAGGTGGAGTAGATATAGTGGAAACTTATGTAAGATTAGGGCTAGAATATGGTTTAATAAAACAAACAGGAGCTTGGTATACTTATGAAAAGATGCCTAGTAAAGTAGCAGGTATCAATAAAGTAGTAGATTGGTTCAAGGCTAACCCTGATGATTACGAGGTATTTAAGAGTGAGACCGAAAAGTTTTACACCACAGGAGAATCTGATAGCGAAAGTTCTTGATGAAACAGGACTTCGTTATGCTAGGCAAGTGCCCATAGGAAACTATACTGTAGACTTCCTTATAACTGAAATGAATGTTATAATAGAAGCAGATGGTCCTTTTGGGCATCTAGCAAAACGTGATGCAAAGAGAGATGCTGATTTAATTGAGATGGGATTTGAAGAAGTTTGGCATCTCGAAGAAAAGACATACAAAGATATAAAGGATAGATTATGGCAGGAATTGAAGCTATAAACAATGCGATAAGTAACGAGCCCAAAGCTAAAAAGTCTAGTGGTAGAACCAAGAATCAAGATAGGTGGTTACTTAAATCTATTGATAATGCCATCTCATATAAGAATAGACCCCCGAGCAAAGGTAAATTTTATCCATCTTTATTTGGTAATCCTTGTGATAGATACTTGTATATGGCTTATAACGGTCTATTAGATTGGGATGAAATAGATGGTAGAATAAAACGAATATTTGACCATGGTGGAACTTTTGAAGACCGCATGAAAAAGTATTTGAAGAAAGCTGATATTTATATAGATGATGAAGTATCTGTAAAAAACGAAGACCCTCCTATATCAGGCAGGATTGACTTTATAATAAAACATGATAAGCAAAACACGAGCACACGATACAGTTACAGATATATCTTAACTTAACTGATAGAGAGTATGGTGTAGTTATGTATGAAAACAAAAATGACCAAAAATTAAAAGCTTTTAAAGTAGATGTTGACAAACAAATTTGGACTGATATACTTGATAGATGCAAAAGCATAATGAACATGTCAGAAGCACCTGTACAATGCACGGGTATGTGGTATTGTAAATGTAAAGGAGAAAGATAGTGGAAAAAAAATGGAGTTATAAAAGAGCATTACAATTAGCCCAAGAGGTTATGAAAGAGACTGGCATACCTAATATTACTATGGATGCAAATGCAGATGCTGATTTAGATTTCATAGATGTAATTCATGCATCTAATAAAAAACTAGAAGAGTATTTAGTAATCTATGGTGGATTCAAAGGACAACTAGAACAACGTGTCGCAGACATTGAGACAAAGAGAGCTGCAATAGAAGCACAGGTTACTGAAAATTACAATATAGCTTTTGCTGACTTACTATCATCTCATGAGGGTAGGAAACCAACTAAGGATGAGTGTCGTGGTATTATAATGAAATCTAATGAAGGTATAGCACAACTTCAGAGAGATTTGATAGATGTTACTACAATTAAAAATAAATTAGATGCTCAACTTAGATTGTATACACAATGTTGGGCAACTGTTTCAAGAATTGTAGCCCTAAGAACTCAGGGAAATGATTAATTTGAGTATAATAATAATAGGAGGAAACTAACATGATGGGTAAATTAAGACCACAAATATTTTTAGCTATTATAGTGCTTGGACTTCTAAGTGCAGTTGGAGTATATTTTGGATATACAGAAATAGCCACAGGATGTACAGGTGGAATTATAGCATTAGGTATGAAAGTATTAGAATCAGAGTAAATAAAAGGAGACATAATGACAAGTAAAGATGTAGTAAAAAGTATAGCAAAGACATTACCGGTAGTAGGAGCACTTGCAGTCGGTGTAGGGGCAACTATGGCTGTATTTAAAAGAGATGCACTAGAAGATAAAGTGTATGACAAATTAACTGCTAGACAGATTATAAAAGAAGATATCCCTTTACAATAGATGGAAAAATATATAGGGATAGATTGCTCGTCTAAAGCTGTACACATTGTAGTTTTAGATGGCAAAGAACAATTAATAGATAAATACAAATGGAGCTCAAATCTAAAAACAGCTGATGCAAGATTTTTAGATATAGTAGACCAGATACACAATAAGTTACCTGACTTCAAAGATGCTAAATTAGTATGTGTTGAGGATTCTTTATATATACAGAACCCATTGACAACACGCACTATAACTGCTATAGTGTATTCAATTATTTACTTTTTACATCATTATGATATTAATTGTTTGACAACTAAACCTCAACAATGGAAAAAAGTTTTAGACAACAAAGAAGTATTTAAAAAGGGTAAGGCGAAAGAAACTATAATGAATTATGTAAAAAATAAATGGCATCACGATGATTTTGATGAACAAGACTATGCTGATGCAGCTTGTGTAGCACTTTATGGTTTAAGACAAGAAAAGGAGAAAGATAATGGCAGCACCTAAAGGTTATAAAAAAACAACAGGTCAAAAGAATAAAACATATTTTTATGATACACCTGAACTCAAAGATACCAAGATAGAGGATAAGTTACCCAAAGGCATGACTGCTGAAGAGTTCAAAGCAAAATATGCTAAGATTGTGTGGTGTGACTATTATAAATGTATACACAATGTGCAAACTGAAGGAGCTAAACGAACTATAGCAACTTTATTAGAAAATCCTCAATATAAACCTCTCGGTCCAAAAGATGCAATGATAAGAGGTGTATGTAGTAGAGCAGAGATAGGTATTAAATTTAAAGAGATAAGCACAACAGGTGGCGTAAAGCATAAAGTTCCAGAGTGTTTTAATGCTGCTGGTAATAAAAACAAGGGTGGTATGGATTTTAGTAAATTATTACAATCTAATGGAACCCCACATGGAGGAAGCATTGAATCAGGAAACGCTGATACAGGATGGTCTAATGCTGCATATATGTAATGCCTAAGAAATTTTCACGCCAAGTAAGAGACAGAGCATTTAAACTATACTTAGATGATACATATTCTGCACGCGAGATTGCTGAACAAGTATCTCAAGAATTTAGAGTAGCAGTGACTACTCCTACAATTTATAGTTGGATAAGAACTTTAGATTGGGATACTAAGAAAAAAGAAACGGAAGCAAAAGCTATGCAGAAAATGCAAGAAGATGAATCAACTAAAATAGCTAGAATGCAAGAAGAACACCAAGAACTATATAAGACTGTGAGAGACAAAGCTGGTATAGAATTAAATTCATTAACTTTTGAAAGAGCTTTTGATGCAGTAAAAGCTTTAGACATAGGTATACAAGGAGAAAGACAAGTTGCAGAGGGATTAATTAATGTGCAGTTTATACAAGATGTAGTTAATATCCTAGTAGATGAAATAGAAGATGTAGAACTTATTAAACGTATAGCAACTAAATTGAAAGTATTGATGGCATCAAAAGACAATGAGTGACGATTTAACAACATATAACAAAGCCTTTGAAATACTTGCAGAAAAACTAGAAAAAAGTAACAAGTATCAAATAGGTAGTTTCTGGGAATTTACTAGAGATATCTGGGCAGAGGGTTTTGAACACCCTGAATATTTTAGAGCTTGGCATGTAGGTAGGTTAACTGAAGAAGTTGAAAAATGCATTGAAGATAACTTAAATTATTTAGCTATATTGCCTAGAGCACATTTTAAATCTACTATATTAGGACACGCATTTAGTATTTGGAGAAGTTTAAAAGTAGCTGGCAGTACAAATATATTATACTTATCTTATAGTGATACAATGGCTAAATACCACATCTCAGAAATAAATAAAGAAGTCAATAGAAATCCTATTTTAAAAGAAATGATGACTAATAAAGCACCTAAAGCTGACTTTACGTTTAGATATGATACAGGCAGCGGGGGTAGTGCTGAGATATTACATGGTGGATTGTTCTCTTTCAAAAGAGGTATGCACGTTAATGGAGCTTTGATTGCTGATGACATACTAAAAGACCCAGAGAGTCCACTAGCTATTGGACAAATGTCTAAGATTGAAGACCATTTTTTAACAGAGTCTTTATTCATACCTAATCAAGGTGTTCCTGTTGTTATAGTGGGTACTCCAATGATGCCCGGAGATTTGTTGACAGTGTTAGAAAAAGATGATAGATTTGTTACTAGAAAGTTACCAGCACTTGACCCAGAACCGGGTAGAAGAGTGCTTATGCCTGAGTTATATAGTGAGGAATGGTTGTTAGAACAACAAAAAGCAAAACCTAAATCATTTGCTTCAGAGTTCTTACTCCAGCCACACTTTAATACTGAAGCATACTTTGATTCAGAAGACATAGAAAAATGTGAGGATGCTAATTTGAGGTCGCTACCGACTACAATTAAACATACATTTGCAGAAGATGAAGATATCTTTGCTGGATTTGATGTGGGTAAAAAAAGACACCCATCACATTTAGTTATCTTCAGAAGAAAGGGTGAAAGGATAGAACAAATTCATCAGTCGTGGTTAGATGGTTGGGATTATTCTGAACAGATAGTTTATCTTAATGAAGTAGCTGAGAACTTCGGACTTAGCAAAGGATACATAGATAATACTAGAGGTGAGTTAGAAGATAGAGGATTACATAGAACATGGTATCCTTTAGCATTTACTCTAAAGTCTAAGAATAATATGGCACATATCTTTGAAGAGTATGTACATTCTGGGAACTTATTCTTAATTCAAGACCACAGGCAACGTCAACAAATATTGTCTGTAAACAATGAATTGAAAGCTCCAGAAACTCCTATGGGACACGGTGATGCATTTTTTTCTATCGCTATGGCTTTACAAGCGGCGTATGAAACTGGTATATTTAGAATGCAAACTATTGGAAGTATGCAAGAATTTGCAAATGAATTGGAACCACCAGTTGGTAAACCGAAAGATAGCCAAAAATCATTATTGGATTTCCCAAAAAATGAGTATAATAATAACAGTAATTCTTCTTCGGAATCAGGTGCTCCCAACCCCTTGTGTACAGAGGATGTATGCAATCCAGCATTTTGGATTCCAAAAAGAAAATTATGTTTACACTGCAATTATAGAGGACAATTATAGGAGGACTACATTGGTTACATTAACACAACAAGCAGAAACAGTTGCGTCAAAAAGATACTATCTAAAAGACGAATCAGGAAAACCTGAAGAAAATGCAAATGCATTATTAAAAAGAGTGGCTAAGGCGATAGCCTCTTCTGAAAAATTGTATGGAAAAACAGATGCTGATGTACAGCTTACTGAAAAAGAGTTCTATGACATGATGACAG